CATTACGCTAGTCCATGCCGTCCCCAAGGTGCCGATAAGCATTAATAGAGCTTCACCACCAGTCGGCGGCAAACCATAATGAAGAATGTATGCAACAATACCAAAGAAACCAAACGTAACGCCAACAGCCAAAACGCGCGGAATCCAATCCCGTGTTGTCATCTGCATTTGGCGAGCTGAATCGCGGTCTTCTTCCGCAATCCGCTCCAAATCAATATCCAAAGATTTCATTTGGACCTTAAAGTCCGCATCAATCTTTTTAAGTTGAGCTAATTGGTCCCCTGTTGGGTTACCCAAGACATTCATAATGTCATCTTCAGTACCATTTTCATGGCCAAATATAGCACTAGAGATGGCCCGTACAGCCATCCCAGCCAAAGGGCCGCCCAAAGCAGTAGCAATCGTGGGAGCAACCGCGCCAACCAATCCACCTAATTTTCCTAAGTCCATGTTATCACCGTCTGTTTGAGTTAAATGTTACAAAAGAGTCAGAAGGTTTTTTCTTTGTAACAGATCCGCCTCGTTTTTTAACACCAAAGCCGGGCAGTTTTAAATCTGCAGCGCCTTGCAATGCGTCCTCAATAATAGGGTTTGACCTTGCAGAAGCCAATTCCGCCAAATAACCTACGTCTGTGCTAGGTAATTGAGATGTTGGCGTATAAGCCCATTTGGACGAATCTGTTGCTGGCTTGTAACTAGCCAATTCTTCGGGTGTTGCTTGTGGTGCGGCAAATGCCTGTGGCGGCAATCCGTCTAATTGGGAAGCCTGTTGCGCAAGCTGCGCTGCATTTTGTGGGTTAGGCGTGGGAAGAATGCCATAAGCCGCTGGGATACTAGTATCGCTAAAACCCGCAACTCCCATATTTTGGGCGCCGCCAATGGCATTAGCCTGCTGATTGGTCATTCCCGATTGGGTAGGCTGATTAGCCTTAATGTCGGCAAGGCTGGTGTTGTAATAATTTAAATCATTATTTTGCGCCCCGCTTACAACGTCCCGAGCCAATTTGTAGGGGTCTGAAAGAAACTCTTTCCCGGACGTTAATTGATTAGCCCAATATTGATCTGTTGCTGGGTTGTACGGGCGGCCAAAATTTTGCATATAAATTTGGTTTAATGCCGCCGTAATCTGATCGTTTGTGTAGGCCATTTTATTTAACCGTAATCATGAGAATAACACCAATCACACCTATACTTATTACCAGAAAACCAACAATACTGCTAACCATAATTAAATCCTTACGGTTTTCCTCTTGCTCTTTTAGGGCAGCAGCAGCCTGACGGGCAGCTTCCTTGCGCTGTTCTATGATTTCACGTTGGATGGCATCCCAAGCAGCTTTGCCATATTGGCCTATGAACAGGTTCTTGACCTGAAGCTGCATATCCATCGCCTTGGCTTTGGCAGCATACCGCTTAACAGCCTGAGCCTCATATTCAGCTTGGCTCTGGAATAGCTTTTTGCGAGGTGGCGTGGATGTAACTGTAACAATTTGGGCAACCTTACTGAAAAGATTGCCCACTTTTTCTGCAGTTTCCATCATGTCCCGGCCAGAATCGACGGCGGACTTAATGCTATTGTAGATTGCAGTCGCGCCAGCGATTAAGGTAATGGGATCCATGTTAGTCCATATTATTGTGCGGCAGGCGCTTCTGGGGCAGGTTCAGCCGGGGTATTTTCTGAAGGAGGAGTAGCAGCCTCAACCTGTGGCTTGGCTTGAGCATGGAGAAGGCCAATAAGGTCAACAACTTCAGCATATACGCCAGCACTAAGGTGCTTAAGAACAGTGTTAACATGAGCAACAGTCAATTTTAGTTCAAGTTCAAGATTTTCCATATTGTCCTCTTATGTTGTTAAATTAAGCAAATTGCGTTGCAGACGCCAGAACAGTATATGCTGGTGCGCCTGAAGTTTTTATGATGGTATAGGTGTAAACGTCAATACTATTAGTGTCTCCCGCCGATGGAGCAATGCCACCCTGCCATTTTGGAGTTACGCTAGTTCCATCAATAGTAACAGCATTATTATAATAAGCTGTGTTTCCATTGGTGTTTAAAAATACAATCGTTACTACCTGACCTGTAGATGTGATTGAGTTAAACGTGTTGGACCCGTTGCCACGTATATTTATTGTAAAATTGCCCGACGCATTGGTCGTATAATACAAGACAGATTGGCCAAGAACATCATAATTGATTGTTCCGGTGGCTGCCGTAGCACTAATTGTAGCTGGTTCCGCCGCATTTTTTAAAATAAGGGCCAATGTGGATCCAGAACCGTTTAACGTAGTAGTTCCGTTAACAGTCAATGTTCCAGACAAAGTTAGGCTAGTAATTGACTGCAAAATGCCGTCATCCGCCTTATAAATGTTAGTTCCGTCACTGAATAAAAGGCTGCTATAACTCTGAGGTATGGTTACGGTATTACCTGCCGCAACGCCGCTGCCATTGTTAACGCCAATAGTCACCGTATATGCGCCAGATGTTCCGTTGGTAAATACCCACATCCCTGCAATGCTTTGAGGGACGAGAACAATTTGGTTAGCCGCTAAAGTTTGGCCACTGCCAACTGAAAATCTCATGCATTGTGATGTATTACCGCCAGTCACGGCAGGTGAAGTAATAATGGTAGTGCTTGCTACCGATGGTGTTGAGAAAGAAACACTGGTCGTTTGGCCAAAAACTTGGTCTAAAATAGATGAGTTATTATTAACCGGAACGTCCCACGTCCCGGCAAGACTGCCATTACTTGGCTCGCCAAGGGAAATATTAGTCGTGTAAGTCGTAGTCATCTGATGCGCCCTTTCTTCCTAATAGCTTTTGGATCGTATCAGTCTCGTAAATCTTAATTCCATACCAAACTATTGGTAGAAACGCGCCAATTTCCGGCAACCACCCCATAATACTACCCAATGCTGCGGATAGCGAAAGCCAATCCATAAAATGTTTCATGCCCGTATCAATGTGGTCGGTTAGGGTCATAGCTGAGAATCCAAAATAATTGCTGCAAAAGACGCCCGGTCAATGATTGACTGGATTATAGCATGAGAATTTTGGTCATGTAATAGGTTGATATTCATAATGTCACCCTAAGCAACCGCGAAAAAGATATAAGTGGCTGCATTGATGTTTACGGTGGCAGATGCGTTAGATGTTAAAGTAAATCCAGAAGCACTACCATAACAGCCATTGTTCCCAGTAACTTGAGCCGTTGTTAAGTTTGTCGTTAAATAGGGGCTAGAACCGCTCGTAAACCCGTTGGCACTATCAAAGATAAACCAATTACCTGTTGAATCAGTGCGTTTTACTAAAAGAAACCGCGCCGAATTGGTTGAAAACCCACAATCAATTGTTTGAGTTCCACCAGTTCCTGTGTATGTACCAACTTGGCTTACACCAACCAATGACGCAAAAAGATAAGCTGTATAATACTGCCCCGACGTATTTAATAAGTTGGAAACAGTAAACACACTTGATGTTGGTGCAGTATTAGCCCAATAATTATTTGTGCTAGAAGGCGCTGTGTTATTAGTTAAATTAAGAGATTGGGTGGCCCCAACTGTTTTATTGTAAACCGCCCAAGTACTACTACCTGACGTTTTAACTATCATAAGTTCGGGGACAGCATTCAAGTTATGCGATTTAGTTTCAGTCCCCAACCCTGTTCCAGAATAGGTAACTAAATCAAAGAATCCCGGGGCGCGTTTAAAGTTCCAATAACTTGTATTGCTTAAATTCCCAGATGCGGCATCTTGGAAATTTGTTTGCCCATTTGTTGTTATGCCATTTGCGGAATATGAAAGTCCGGCCCCTGCTGTAAATATTTCATTTAAGGCACCACCAGTCCCTGCCGTGTTGCTGGCATACCCATATTGAGCAGAAGTTATTAAAGAATTATAAGATGTTCCCCTTAGCCTGTTGTACCAATACACGCCAGTGTTATCAACTTTGTTGTTTTCAGCCAAAATTGTTAAGTCAACTGGGAAGCTAGGGCTTATTACAGTTGATGGAGGAACTGATACGTTAGGATAAAATACATTTGTTCCTATTGTTGGCTTGTTCATTGGGCCGCGTCTAATAGCTATATAAATATAAGTTGCCCCCGATGTATTAACACTGGCAGAGGCCCCCACAGTGTTAAACCCCGTGGCATTTGGCGCCAACAATCCCGTATTAGATATAGTTTCCGCAACAGCGGCGGTCGCATCTAAGAAAGCGCTCCCGTAAGCTACGTT